CTCGCGCACGTGGCACCCTTGCTTGGACGACGCTCCTGCAATGACTAACAACAGGAGTAGAATAAGCCAGCGCATCCATGCCAGTGCCTAGATGCCGATTAATTTTTTAACGAATTCGCCAGCGACGCCGGGACCGAAGAGCACCGCCGCAAGTAGTATGTACAGCAAGTACTCAACGGTCTTCATCCGCTCTTTGCCCCGATCGAGCTTGTCTTCGATCGAACGATAGCGTTCAGCGCATACCGCTTCGTGTACGGCGAGCTTAGTCTCCACTTGTTCCATCTTCGACCTTGAGGGCTTCAGCGGGCATCTCCGGAGGCTTCGCGGCGTCCTGCATCGCTTGGATCAGTTGAAAGACTTCTTGGTAGGGGCGTGTGCCCAAGTAACCAATGATCTGGTTTGCTGTTTCAATAGGTAATTGCAAGGTCATACAGTTGGCTCCGCAGGTACAGGTGTTGGCGCGACCCAATTAGGGTCTTGCACAATCATATTAGTCGCTTCATCGAACATATCGCGCCCTAATATCACGTCGACATGCTGTTGAATCGGAAGTGCAATGATTGTGTAATCATTTGAGCTAAATTTTTTGGCAGAAGCAAAAGCCGCTAACCATTGGTCGGCTGAAGCTATGATAGGGGTGGAATTATCGACCCTAGTTTCTGCAATAAGTTTCGTAGATTTATTGTAAATAACGTAAAACATATAACCTTTCAAGATTCAGTAATGGTTGTGAAACTGTAGCCAATAGTTGCAGTACCGCCACCATTGTTAAAAACTTTCATCGCAACTGCATCGCCAGAGCCGATCCAAAATTGTGATGGGCAATTCTCTAAATTAGCCATTGAAGATACGATGCTGGCTGGATTGTCTGTGGAGAACAAGGTGTAGGCGGCGACATTGCCATCTGCTGGAAAAACATTATTGGTGTTTATACCCAATATTACGGCACCAGTCTGCGTATACTGAGCACTTGATCTTTGAGCACCACTCATATTTTGGACACCCGGGTAAAAGTCAAAACCACCAGCGCCGTTACTTGAGGCAGTCGCTTTTATGGCAACTGCCCAAAAGACTGTCCCACCACTCTGCGCAACGTACAATTGCGCCACACAACCGCTTCCAGCCACCGAATTCTTAAATGCTAGACCATTGATGATTACTCGGGTTGCTGTGCCGCCACTTTGAGTAAATAAAGTAACCCCGCTACTCCCGGACGAGGAAACAGTCGTTGATCCTCTTTGTAGTGCAATTGTTTGTGCCATTTATCTTCTCCTAAAAATTAAAGACCCATTGTTGAACTGAACGCGCAGAACAGCATCGTAGTGCCACCACTCGCTGTTGACGTGATCGTCACACTACCAGTGGATGCGCTAACTGAGATACCCGTACCCGCAGTAACGCTTGTCACACCCGCATTCGTTAAAGTCACAGTACCTGAGGTCGTAACTGTACCACCGCCTGACATACCAGTTCCAGCGGCTACTGTAATACTGGTCACGGTGCCTGTTGCGGCGTTTGTCCAAGTAGGAGCCGCACTCGCGCCGCCAGATGTCAGGACTTGACCGCTTGTGCCGTATGTTGCACCGCCGATGCCGAATTGACCCGAGGCTCCTACTTGAAACCGAGTCGTGCCGCTAGTCGCAATTGCCGTTACAGAAGTGCTGTTAATGGTCGTATTTGCACCATCGGCTAATAGTGTGTAATTCGTAGCAGAGGGTGTTATTGATGTCGACCAAATACCGCCACTACCCGCAGAATTGTTGCCTAAATGCCACCCTGACAATGTGCTATTTGCTGAACCAACTCGAAACATACTTCGAGTAGACGCGGCACCCTCGAGTGATAGAGTACCCAAGCCGCCTAAAGTCATTAACGTACTCGCGCCATTAGTTCCATTTCTCCATAGAAAATTTCCAGCATTGCTATTGCCTCGATGATCAAAGATCAGCGAAGGAGTGCCCGATGCTTGTGTGCTAATTCCATTTTGGATGCTCGCTGTTGTAGAACCTAAACGAATCTCACCACCGCCATATCCAGTTGGGCCGCCTTGGAATGTTGCACCACCAGTAGATGAAAGGTTAGTACCATCAAAAGTAAGAGCAGACCCAGTAGCCAATGCACTAGAACTAGATGCGTAAACCACACCGCCTGATGTAAATGATGTTAGGTTTGTACCGCCATTAGCAGTGGCAAGCGTACCAGCTAAGGTAATTGTGCCAGACGTGGTAATAGGGCCACCAGACGTGGTCAAGCCTGTTGTGCCGCCTGATACGGCAACGCTAGAAACAGTAGCCCCAGTTGAACTACTAGAAGCAAGCAACGTAACTGTGCCTGCGCTGTTCTTTGCATACAGCTTCATGTCGTTGATATTTAAGCCAAGTTCTCCGTTGGCAAGGTTGCCAGACGTAGGAACGGCAGAAGCCGTCGTGCTGTAGTACAGCGATATTGGGGTGAAGCCTGAAGCCGCCATTAGAAGGTTCCTCCGAAGATGCCAGTTGTGGCAGTAACAGTCGTAAAATTGCCTGTTGCCGTAGTTGTTGCGCCGATAGTCGTACCGTTAATTGTTCCACCAGTAATTGCAACAGCACTAGCGTTTTGCGTAGACATTGTACCGAGACCAGTGATTGCGGCATTGGGAATTGTGGTAGACGCTGACATTGCACTTGTGCCGTTACCGTACACATAACCAGTTAGTGTAGTAGCTCCCGTACCGCCATTCGCGGCATTTAATGTACCCGCAAGTGTAATGGTGCCAGTCACGGTGACTGGGCCACCACTAGTGGTTAGTCCAGTCGTACCACCTGACACGTCCACACTTTGCACCGTACCGCCAGCGGCAGGGGTTGCGGAGATCGTGATGCCACCAGCAGTGTTTGAGATGCTGACGTTCGTACCAGCGGTCAAGGTAGCTAGGGAGTAGCCTGATCCGTTACCGATGGGTAGTTGACCGTTAGACGGTGTGGCTGTTAATCCTGTACCGCCGTAAGCCGTACCAATAGCTGTACCGTTCCACGTTCCTGCTGTCAAAGTTCCAACACCAGTAATACCAGTGTAGGATCCACTTAAACGAGCCGTAGGAAGCGTTCCAGATGTGATGTTGGCGGCGTTGGTAGTGTCAGTTGTTGCGGAAGCCGCAAGACCCGATACCGCGCCCGAAGCAATCGCGATAGACGTGTTGGTAACCGATGTCACACGACCGTAAGTGTCTACAGCGAACACGGGAACCTGTGAGGCAGAACCGTAGGTAGCCGCAACGACGCCCGACGTGTCCAACGTAATAGTTACAGCCGACGCACCTGTGTAGCTTGTTCCCGTCAGTCCTGTACCAATGGTCAAAGCAAAAGGGTTCGCCGCTGTAACAGTTCCAGAACCACCTAGGGAGATCGACGTGCCATTGACAGTCAGCGAACTGTTGGTCAAGAACGCATTGCTGAACGTACCTGACGTTACCTGCGATGCGGCAATAGCAATCGCTGTATTGCTGGCGGTTGTGATCTGACCTTGCGCGTTGATTGCAATGGTAGGTACAGATGCCGCGATGCCATAGGATCCAGCCACCACGCCAGTATTGGCAATGTTAAATGTGTACGCTGGAGATTCATTCAGACCTGTGCCAGCGTTGTACGTTAAAGGCGCACCAAACTGTGAGAACACAATCGCCGTTGTACCAACCACAATTGGTAGTGGGGTCTGCTGTACCCAAGATGTATTAGCTTGTGTTGTACCTGCTGTGATCAGAAAGAAGTCACCGGCATCAATTTGATCTACGCCTGAACCTGCGGTGTCAAAATCCGTTGCACGAGTCAGAATGTACGTGGCACTTGCAGAACCAGTCTGCGTAACCGTATACACGCCATTGTTTGCTTGCGTAACCTCGTTCTTAACCAAAATACGATTGCCAACAACAACTGCTATGCTATCAACGCTTAGAGCACCGTTTGCATTGGCAGTTAGAGTTGCTCCAACACCAGAAGCTCCGTTGTTGTACGTATTAGCCGCTAACGCAGTAGTGGTTGCTAAACGACAGGCTTGATGAAAGTTAATACCTGAAGCAATTGCGTCAGCGTAGTCTTTGTTGACAATGTCATTGCCAGTTGTTGGCGCAGTAGTAATCGTTCCAGTAGTCATCGCCACGCTTGTAAACGTACCTGCGGCTGGAGTTGTTGCGCCTACTGTGGTTCCGTTGATTGTCCCACCCGTGATGGTGACCGCGCTTGCATTCTGCGTGGACATGGTGCCAAGACCAGAGATCTGCGCATTGGTGATCGCAATAGGTATAGCCGCTAGCGCAGTCAGTTGACCTTGCGCGTTAACAGTTGCAGTCAGTGTGTTGCTTGCAGAACCGTAGGACGCGGCAGTTACGGCGGTGTTTGCAAGGTTTATAGTCTGAGCAGAAGCGCCAGTAAAAGTGCCAGCGGTGAAGCCCGTTCCAAACGTCAATGCATTTGGAGTTGCGGCAGTAATAGTTCCTGAAGCTCCAAGGTTTACGCTAACGCCATTGAACGTGACGTTCGGATTTGCAATCTGCGCGTTAGTAACCGTACCTGATAAGTCCGCAGTGGGAACAGTAGTTTCCGCAGTCATCGGCGACGTGCCCGACCCCTTAACATATCCAGTTAAAGAATTCGCACCAGTACCGCCATTAGCGACGATAAGGGTACCGCCCAGTGTGACCACACCACCTGTAGCTGAGGCAGGTGTAAAACCTGTCGATCCAGCGGAAAAGGAGGTAACACCACCAACCAGTGCAAATTGATTCCATACACCAGAGGCATAACCATCGTAGGTCTGAGTATCTGTATTGAAACGAATTTGACCTGCCCCACCCGCAGGTTGTTGCGCATTCGTACCCGTGGGCACTGTGATCGAACCCGTGCCGGGAACCACTGGGTTACTCGCTAGCGAAACTGTTGGGTTTCCAGCCTGACCGTCGCCGTCGGTTATAGTGATCTGGTTTCCTGTCCCAGTAATCGTGCGAGGATTGATGCTGTTACCACTAAGGATCGCAAGCATCCCTGAACCGGACAAATTCGCCAATGTAGCAGGAAGACCACTGAGGGCCAGCGTCGGATCGCCCCCCGTACCGTTGGCGTTGGAAACGCTTAAACCAGCCCCTGTAACGGCGATAGAGCGCGAGGCTACAGTAGACCCCGTGTCCTTGACAATAATGCCGCCAGCGGCGTTTTGGAGACTTAAAGCAGTTCCCGTTAGGCTCAAAGTGAAAAAAGAACCCGCTCCACCGTCGCTAGCAACCAACCCAGTGCCAGCAGTTACATAACGGCTATTGGTCAACGAAAGTTGTTGTGTCGCCGTCAGAAACGTCTGGGTTTGCGTCGGTTGAACCGCAATTGCACCAGTCGTCGTCTGTACCGTTACGCCGTTTTGAACGATAGGTACCAGCTCGGTCCCTGTAATCGCGCCAGCCGAGGGTAATTGAGCAATGGTTACTTGTGCTGACATTATGTACTCGTGTTATCAGGTGGGTTCGGAGCGATGGTGTCTTCGTTCCCGGTGTTCGTCGGAGTTTGAGTGTTCTGCTGAGTCGACATTTGGTATTGGCTCGGGCCGACGGTCATTAAATAGTTATCGTTCGCGGCGACGCTGACGTCGGGTCGTGCGAATCGCAAGTTAATTCTTTCGGTCTTCCGAGCGGGAAGCCGGTAAGGATCTAGCACATCTCTACACCCACGTTCGGCACAGACTCGAAGACCGGGTGAGTTCCCGTCCGCGACTAGCGTGACGAAAGGTACCTTCATCTTGCACCGGTCACACACAGCAATAGCGACCGAAGCCAATCCAGTGGTGTCGAGGAATATTGGCATTACGTCGTGTACACCGAAATATTCGGTGCCCAATAAATTGGAGACTTGTCGCGCTCCTCCTGCTCGGCGTCGTTGAAATTCCGGTCGGCTTGACCTTCGAGATATTTAACACGCTCAAGCGGAACTGCTGGTAGAATAAGCGACATCCGGTGTGCAAGCATCGACTCGATGGCAAGGAGCCAACGGTCGGGGATCGCGAGTTCCCCCGAGAGTGCCCCGATGTCCTCGATCTGCGCGGAGTACCAGACCGTCATCTGAATGAAAGGGTCCGAAGGGACTGGCCACAGGTATATCGAGGGGACCGGGATAGTGCGGTCGAACCAGAATTGGAAGGGCTGGTTCGCCGTGAAATTCTTGTTGGGTAAGTTAGTGTAGTCGTCACGGTTCAGGCGGGACATCTGAATTTCTCGGCTATTATTACCAAGGTAGAATTCACGAAGCGCAAGCGTGGCACCTCCGGAGATCCGGACTCGGTATGCCATTACATTCTCCCCGGGGTCGATGTCGGTCCAGATCCACTCGTCGTCCGTCACTACAATCGAACCGAGGCTGGTGAGGGTCACCCAAGTGGTGGCATCTACCGAGTATTCATACGTTATTGTCCAAGTGGCACTGCCACCACCACTAACATATGGCAAAATACCAATAGAGCCAATGTAGATAGGATTGCTAGCGCCATAGTTAACAGATATGTTGCCATTGGCCGATGTTTGCTGGCAAAACGTTTCAGTATCTCCATCGTATACATTCGCTACCGTTCCTCCGGCCGAAGTTGCATACCCGCCCGCCGGACGTTCCATCTGCCGGTACAGAACGTTCAGGGCGTCGTTAGACCCCACGGGCATGTCGTAGATGTACTGATTCGCATTCAGCCCAATTACGGTCTTTTTAATCGCAAAATACTGAATGCCCTTATTAATTATGGACGAGAGGACGTAGAAGAGATTACGTTTGGACGATTGCACCTGCTCAACCGTCAGCTCCTCGGCGAGCTTGCCCGAAGCTCGAGCCGCGTCGTCAATCAGGTCTTGT